AATGTAAGCCATATCCTTGTTGTATTAAGTGTTACTCTTCGAGTGCCCAACGCTGCTCCAGGAGGGCGCGGTGCTCTTTGTTAATCTGCTCGGTGCGCTCCATCAATCGGGTGTATTCTGGTGAGAGTCGCTTGAACTCAGCGGTCAGCTCGTCAGCGCGTTTCTTGATGGTTGCGAACTCAGCCTCAAGGCGGTCAAGCTGGCGGTCAATCTTTGCGATCTCTTTTGCGTTTTTGGTCTTCATAATTCACTCTGTATTAGTTGTTTATCGTAGTGCAAACATAACATCATACTTTGGAACATGCAAGTTAATTCGGGTTTATTTTCAACAAATAACGACTTTATTTTCAATGTGTTAGAGAGCCAGAGCCAGCCCCTTGCAGGGTTGGCTCGGCATCCTGGTTTTAAGCCTCCAGGTAGGCGATGTTTGACATCCTTTCGTAGAGGTCTTTTCCGAGTCGAAGTTTGGTTGCGATGTACTCTTCGCGCTCGGCTATGGGGAAGCGTCTTTCAAGTGACTGCTTGCAATCCTCGATGTACTTCTCAAGCCACTCGTCCTCGCGGTTGAACTTGCGCTGGAGACTGCGCTCGATGGCTATGCACTTGTTGAGCTCCCTGCGGTATGCCTCGCGATCCTTCTCCCACTGCTCGACGCTGTAGCTCTTGGCTACAATCGCCTGATTGAGGAGCTGCCCATGCATACCCTTGCCGATAAGGTCTCGTCTGCCGAAGTAGAACTGACCATCAATGGTGCAGGCAATGTAGTGTCCGCGAGTCGATGTGCGCTTGGAAATGGTGTTGTTGTTTTCGTCCTTTACCTCGTAGAGGAATTTGCCGTTTTTAAGCTCGGTCTTTGTCAATCTGTAGGTCTTCATAATTCACTCTGTATTAGTTGTTTATCGTACTGCAAACATAACATCACTATTTGGAACACGCAAGTATTATCCCCTTTATATTCAATAAGTTAAGCACTTTTCAACACTCCAAGAGAGTGGAGCCGACCTCTTGCGAAGTCGGCTCCTGCCTGCATTGCTTATCCGCGTTGTAGGCAGCCAAGGCCTGGGTTAGGTTTGTCGTTTAGGCGCGGGTTGGATTCTTTACCAGCTCGTCCAACTCACGCACCTCTTTCTGAATGTCTGCTATGCGTTCTGCGTAGTAGAAAAGTGCATCCTTAATTGTTTCGAGGAGCTCCTGGTTTGCGTGGAGCTTGCCAATGCCGATGTAGAAATCAGCCATTGTGTAGCCGCGCTCCTCTGGGAGCAGGTCGTGGCTACCGCATGTGCCTACATTGATCTGGAAGCGTTCGCCACCCAGCCAGCACTTCTTCTCGTAGTAGATCGACACGCTCTGACCGAAGATTGGTTTGTTTTCGGCATCTACCACCGCAAACTCCACATAACTTGTTGAGAGGCGATTAGCTCGCCACTGCTTGCCAAGGGCAGCCTGGAGGTGACTCTCGATAAGTTCGAGGGTTGCACTCTCTGCGCAATCGTACTCACTGCCGAGTAGGATGCGCTTCTCCTCGCACTCGCGCTTAAAGGCTTGTCCCTGCTCGGTTGCGTAGAAGGCATCCGCAGCAGCCTGCTGTGCAGCCTCGACTTTTGCCTTTTCGAGATTCTTCTTGAGCTCCTCGATGCGTAGCTTCAACTCAAACTCCTTCCAGCTTGCTGCTTCATCGCGAAACTTGCGAGTCTGGCTAAACTCCTCGATGTTTACGATCGTGTTGCCCTTAATCTCGGAAATCTGGTTGCGAAGGTTGTAAATCTCAACTAAAAGGTTCTCTTTGCGTGTCGTAATCTATTCAGTATTAAGTGTTTAACTCTGCTTTATTGTAGTGCAAACATAACATCACATTTTGGAACACGCAAGTTAATTCGCAACAATCTGCAACACATTAAGCACTTTATTTTCAATGTGTTATAATAGTCGCTAATAGTTCGTTACAATCCACTCCTCCTGGCGTCTGCGCGAGGTCTTGGATGCTGTGATTGTGCGCTCGATGCGGTGGATAGTCCAGCCGCAACGCTCGACATACTCCTCTATCTTCTTGTGCGGGAACATCGTCAGCATAAACTTACCTTTGACCTGCGACAGCGTTTCGAGCAGTTTGGAAAAATCCTCCTCGTTAAACGCTCCGTTGTAGTGTCCGCAGTCCGTTCCGACATAGGGCGGATCAACGAAGTGGAACGCCTCCTCGCAGTCGTAGCGTTTGATAAGGTTTGTGCCATCCTCACACTCGATGGTCACATAGTCGAGCCTACCGCACAATTCCTCGGTAAAGGCATCCTTGGCGTTGCGTAGCTTCTGCGTTGTCGTTCCCGTACGGTCGTAGCCGAAAGTGCCATCAAGCATCGATGCGAAGCCGAGCTTCGAGCATACCCACACTGCCCAGGCACGCTCTACGGGAGTGAAGAACTGCGGGTGAGAGTTGATATGCTTGGCGTGGGCGTGTATCTCGCGGCTGTGGAGCGTGGCATCGATAAGCTCTTTGAGCGCGGGATACTTGCGCTGTGCCACCTGGTAGAAGTTGACAAGCTCGGTGTTGATGTCGTTGATGACCTCACATTTTGCAGGCTCCTTTGCGAACAATACTGCGCAACCACCGCAGAATGCCTCGGTGTAGAGTGCGTGTTCGGGGATCAGCGGGAGGATGTGTTTGAGGAGGGTTTGCTTACCTCCATAGTAGGATATCGGTGTTTTCATAGGTTGGGGTTTACTTAAATTTCAAAATCGCGATTATGAGTAGCAACAGAGCCAGGCAGCCTGCGCACCACTTAAGCCACGATGAGCCGCTGGTGTTCGGGGACTCTTCCAGCGAGGACTGCTCATCGCATCTGGCAGCAGTGTTTATGCGGCTGTGCGAGAGAGAGTCGGTATTGGATTTACTCTCTGTCCCATTTACGACCTCGGTCTTTGTGATGCGCTTGACCGCACCACGCTGGGGCGTTGTCCTTCGGGGTGCTACCGCTTCGGGACTCTTTCCAGGCTTGGCAATCGGCTCTTCGGGTTGCGGAGGATAGAACTCCACCTCGGTCTGCGTGAGCGTTGTGATGCTACGCTCAATCTCGGAGCGTATCAGCCTGGTAAGTGTTGAGTCCGCAATGGCGACATCGATGTGCCGCTCCGTCTGCGCATTCTTCAGTGGCGAACATCCCAGCGTGGCTGTGGCAAGTGTTAGCGTTATTACTTTTCGATACATTTTAGCATTTCGTTTACGCGCTCTCTGCGCTCTTCGATTGTGAGTTCTGGTGGTGTTATGTCAGCCTTATCCCAGGGCAGCGGATACATCTCGTGCATAGGCTTGCGGTCTTTCTTGTCGAGCTGAATTGATGTCAGCACCCACGCCTCCCAGCGTGTTCGCTCCCAGGCTTGCTGCTGCAGCTCCACCTGGCGGCTCGACCAGCCGACCCAGGCGTAGTAGAACTCGGTAGCGGTCATCTGCTCGAACTCCTGGGGACGCATTCCCATCTGCCCAACGGCAATGGAGTACCATAACTCGTAGGTTACTTTTGTCTCCTCTTGGTCGTTGGGCGTTTCGAGTTTTTTGGGAGCTTGCCAAGCCTCTCTGCCAGCGGTGTGATGCTCTCCACGAACATCTCGCTTACGATGAGTATCAACTCTGGCTCCTCCTCGAAGATGTCCCACACATCGTTCTCGGTAAAGCGGTGGTCGCTACCAGCACGCTCCGCGCCATCGTTCAGACCCATCACTGCCAGCTCGACAATCGCATCAAACGAAGCCAGGGCATTCTTGGCTGTAAGGATGTCCGAGAACTCCTCGTTTCGCATTATGGCAAAGCGGTTGAGCGTGCGCAGTCCGAAGTGTATCGGGTAGGCTTTACCCTTGATAGTAATCTCTGCCATAATCTTTAAGCATTAGCAGGCGTTAGGTCGCCACTACCCGAAAGTGAGAAGTTGTAGGTCGAGTTATCGCCCGCAGGCGTTGAGAGCGAGAACGAGGTGATGTATCCCTCGCCAGAGTAGGTCTTCTTGAGTCCCGATACGGGCGACTTCAAGACCACCTTGACGAGCTTCTTGGAAAGCACCAGCGCGAGGACATCCTCCGAGGAGTGCGAGGAGGCGATTGCGGGGTCGATGACCACCAAGCCATCGCCATCTACCGACCACGAGATGTCGCCAGGGAACTTCTCCTTGCCGTTGGTATCCTTGGTGCGGATATCCTTGAGTTCGAGGTCTACTTTGAGGTTGTGCGTTGTGGCGTGGAGTGTCGGCTTATCGTCCAGGAGGATGATAATATCCTCGCCTTGCACAATTTTTCTGTTATCTGTTTCAGCCATAGGTTATAGGGTTTTAGGTTACACAATTCTAAATGTCATCGTAGCACCATGTAGGTCGTAGTCGGGATAGTAGTCCGTAGTCGAGGAGCGATAGGTGCACACCTTCTCGCCCAGCTCCTTGCGTTCCAGGGCGGCAATCACTCTGTGGCGCAGTAGTTCGAGCGAGGCTATGCGCTTGTCGTAGAGCGACACCTCGAAGGTTGTCAGATAGCCAGCAATGCCACTCTTGGTGCGTATGGGTGTCTCTTCGGGTGTGGTATAAGCAGCAAAGGGCGTGGCTGTCCGTTCATCGACAGCTCCCGCCTGGATGCGGTCGCCCAACTCTGGAAGTGCTGCCTCCAAAAGGGCGAGTATCTCGACTTTGAAATCGGTCATTTCTCTACGGGTTTGAAGTTCTTACTGACAAACTTTTCGACTGCCGTTGCGAGTTCATCTCCGAAGGATGCCACAACGCGCTCCGAGTTCTCGGTGTACGCCTGCTCCAGGTAGGGCGTAGGACGAATGCCCTTGACGCTCTTAACAAAGATCTTCTCGCCCGAAGCGTTCTCGAAGACGAGTGTCTTGCCCTTCTTGCGTGGCACACGCGGGTTGGCTGTTCCTTCGTGGATAAACTTGCCGTAGTATTGGTTGATCGCGCCCTTCTTCTTGGTCTTCTCGAAGACGGGTTTTACAGCTATCGACACCTCGGACTTGGGAGCACCGCGATCGCGAAAGCGCACGATGCGTAGCTGGCGTTTGAGCCTGCCTGACCTTACGGGGACTTTGCTCTTTGCGCCCTGCAGCATCGGCTTTGCCGAGGAGCGAAGTGCCGCCAGGAGCATACGCTTCTGCATATTGTTGGGCAACTGATCCAGCAGAGCCTTCGCCTCCTGGTAGCCTTTAACTTCAATCTTCAGCATCGGTCTTGGTGGTTTTAAGGTGTAGCCGCCATCTGCGTCCCTCCTCGTGTACGGAGGTTATCTTGCGGAGCGACTCTCCATCCTTGACGACCATTCCCGCCAGCAAGCCTGCACGATAGCGGATGGTGTAGACCACCTCGTTCTCGTGGACGATGCGACCCGCATAGAGATTCTCCCTGCCGCCCGCCTCGGTGCGCTGGGCGTAGCATATAGCCACCCTCTGCAACTCCTTCGTGCGGTCGTTGTAGGCATCGCGTACCTCGCGGTACTCGTGTATTTCGATTCTATGGTTAAACATCGTTTTCGTTGCTATAAGGGTGGACACGCCAAGGTTGGAGGAGCTTCTCGGCTGTGAGTGGCAGCTGCGCCACCGAGCGACCAACAACTACATCGGCTTCGTTGTCAAAAAGAGTCCCCAGGATCAGAAGAATCGCTGCTCGAATGGACGCAGGGAGGTTTTCCTCAGAGTAACCCTCTGTGAGCTTCCGATTCGTATAGTCTTCGGCAATAGCGAAAGCCATCTCCAGATACTGCTCGATAAGCGCATCGAGCGAGGTATCATCTCCAATACGGAGGTGCGCCTTTGCGAGTTCTAATGAAATGGGGACTGACATAGTTTGCGATTTAATTTGCGGTTACTACTAATTGGCAGCGTGTACGAGCTTCTTGACGGGGTTTGTGCCTGCATCCAGGAGCATACCATCCACGCGGGCGAAGCCCAACAGACCGATGGCGAGGTACTCTGCCAGGAGCTCGTTGAGTCGCTTCACGCGGAAGGACTTGACCATACGGATCTTGTACTTCTTCAGATCGCCAAACAACACCGAGGCGTTGCCTGCGCCAATGTCAGCCATGTCATCGTTGACGATGTACGGCTTACCGAAGAGCGTTGCGGGCAGACCATCGCGCGTACCCTCTTGCCAGATGAAGCGACCAGTGAGGTCTTTGACACGCATCAGCTCGTAGAGCGTGTTGCGGTTGAACATGAACTTGCCGTTGCGGGCGTATGCCGCATCCACCGACTTCATCAAATCGATGATGTTGTCAAGAGTGATGGCATTCGCAGCAGCCTTATCTGCACACGCAGTGGCGCAGGTGACGATGCCCTTGGGCTGTCCCGATCCCGTACCGAGTGTGAGGTGCTCGTTGATACCTCTGCCGAAGGACTCGCTCATGAGGTTGGTCAGCACCGCATCGAGGTTGAAGGCAGAGTCCTGCATCAACTCCTCCGAGATAGGGATGGTCGGTGTACGATAGGTGTGAGCCTTGAGCGTTACCGAGCCGAAGGTCGGAGTTCTGCGCGTGTTCTGCGTGTACTCGGCTACGATGACAGCCTTGGCATCGGTGTCGTTGATAGTCGGAAGCGTGAGGTCGCCACCGCGTGAGGTGTGGAACAACTCGCCCGCCTCGAACATACCTCCGTAGGTCTTCAACGCTACCTCGATGCTCGAAGCCAGCTCGGTAGGGATAAGCACACCTGCCGACAAGCCTGCGAGTTTGTCGCGCTGGGCGATGATGGCTCGGCTCTCTGTGGAGATGCCATTTGCACCATTGAGGATGTAGTCGTTGAAAGCCGAGCGATACTCTGCCTGCTCACGCTCCTCGTTTTTGCTGTTGTCGGGGCGCACCTGCTGGTAGCGTTCCTCTACCTGCTTACGCTGGATGTCCACGAAACGCTCCTCCGCCTCGACCGCCTCGTCAGCCTGGTCGTAGTCGGCAAGCATCTTGTCCCATCGTTGCTGCTCTTCGGCAGTAAACTCTCTGCCGTCACACTCCTGACGCATCTGCTCCAGAGCCTTGTAAGCAGAGGCGCGTTTCTCCTTTAATGCTTTAAGTTTTCCCATAGGTTATTGGTTTTTAAGTTTGAGTTGTTGGGTTAGTCTTGCTCGTGATGCTGGATGAACTTTTGCAGCACCCTCACGAGCCACTTGGCTGTCGGCAGTATCACTCTGCGGAGTGTCCACTGCCACGCCCTGCGTAGAGTCTGGATGATCTTCTTCATGGTGTTGGGTATTTAGGTATTGCTGTTTGCGTTCTTCGAGGTGGCGGAGACCTGCTTCGGTGTCGTTGTAGGCGGGATAGACCACCAGCGACACATCGTAGAGTTTGTCAATCTTGCGGATAGTGCGCTCATCGTACTCCATCTGGTTTTGCTTGTCAGCATATCGCCACTCGTCCTCCTCGACCGTAAATTTGAAGGAGCACTTCGATATGTCACCCCTGCGTACCAGCTCCACCATGTCGTTGCCAAGCGTGGTTGCGGGAGCCTCGAACTCGAAGCGAAGTCCCTCCTCATCGGTCGAGAGTGTGAGTGTCCCGCTGGTGGTGCGGGCGAGGATAGAGTCGACATTGTGATTGAAGCACATAATCACATCGGTAACATCGCACTCGGAGAAGGCATCGCGGTCGATCTTCTCGCGAAACCAGCCCATGATAGGCTCTGACCAACGCTCGAACTTGGCGGCATAGCCGACAATCGTTCTGCTCTCGGAGGCTTGGCGGCTCTCAACTTTGAGGTCGCTGATGTTGCAGCGTACCTCTATCTGGTTACTCTTTTTCGTCTTTGTCATCTTCATCTTGGGTGTTAGGTGTTGGTGCTATGGCGGGCGTGGCGGGTGCTGTGGCGGGCGGGTTGAGAGCCACTTTGACGGACTGCATATTTGCTTGCACGAAATACTCATCGCCACCCTCATAGGCGTTCATATCCTCCAGGGCGCGTATCTCGTTGGCTGACATTGAGCCTATCAAGTTCATGTTCTTGTAGTATTCCGAGCGAGTCTTGGCATCGCCACGCAGTAGACCATTGAGCGAGAAGAGGAAGTAGAACTCCTCGAATTCATCCTCGCGGAGCAGCTTACGATTGAACTCCTCCTCCAGGCGCACGATGTAGGGCATAAGGCAGTACTGCACGAACTCCATACCCTGGTGCTCGATGTTGTTGTTCGTGGCGCGTTCCAGGTCTGCGATCATATGCGGAGGCACTCCGTAGATGGTGGCGATCTCCGTCTTCTGGAACTTGCGCGTAGCGATGAACTGCGCGTCTTCGGGAGGAATAGATATGCGTTCATAGGTCATGCCGCCCTCTAACAGCAGTGGCGTGTGGGCGTTGTGCAGACCCGTAGATTGAGCGATGAGATCACGCTTTAAGCGTTGGTAGGCTTCGGGTTTTAGTGTTGATGGGTATTTGAACACACCCGACATATTGCCACCCTGGTTGAAGAAGCGTTCTCCGTACTCTTGTGCCGATACGGTCAGCGAGAGATTCTCGCGGTGTACAGCAATGGGACTCTTACCTTTGTATCCGTTTGTAGATAACCCTCGCAAGTGTATGACATCCTCCGTACCGAGGAGTTCGCCAGAGTCCAGGCGGTAGAATAGCTCCTCGTCCTCGCTGAGGACGGGCTCAACCTCGTAGGGATAGAGCAGCTGCAAGCGCACTGGGCGGTAGAGCCTATCGCGGTGGATACGCACATAGCCATTGCCCCAAAGTGTACACGACACCATAAGGTGGTGCAGCAGAGCAAAGCGACCGATGTAGGAGTTCGGCTTCTGGAGTATGTGGATGCAGGGATGTCCTGCTGCCTTCTCACGCCCAGAGCTGGTGCGCTTATAGAGATGAATGGGGAGAGTACCTACCGTCTCGGAGAGGATGCGTACACACGCCCACACTGCCGAGAGGTTGAGAGCACCCTCCTCGGATATATACTTTCTTGCTGTGGCATCGGAAACGGTGTCGGAGAGAAGAGCCTCGTTTATAGCCGACTCAAGTTGCTCGGCTGATACGCGCTCCTCCCTCCTACGAAGAGTGAATAGATTAGAAAGCCAGTTTGACACCGTTATAAAGTTTGGGTTAGTTTCGGTGCAAACTTATGCTCTTAATTAAGGTCGATAAATGACCATCGGTCACCTATAAATCGTAGACTTTGTTGATGCGCCTAAGCAGAGAGCGTATGTCGGCATACTTGCGTCTGTGGAATATGCGCTTGTAGTGATTCTCCAATTGCTCGTAGGCATCCTCGCGTGTTTGATAGAGCTCCGCCATACGGAGGTAGTAATCGATAAACCCCACGGTCGAGAGCAGGCGGAGGTGCTCTGGAGAGAGCGGAGCGATGGCTTCAAGCTCACGCTCCACCACTTCGCGCTGGGCGAGCTGGTGCTTGGTAATCTTGCGTTTTCGACTCATAGCGATAGCATTCCTCTCTGGTTATAAGGGTTGTTGTCTTCATCGGCTTGGGCGGTCATCCACTCGCCCAGAGCCATTATCGCGGCAACGATGCCGTCAATCTTCTGCGCGGACTTCGCCTTGTCGGGTTTGATATTGCCCGCAGGGTCGGTCATCACAACGGTCGAGGAGAGCATCCAGCGCAGTACGGGGTTGCCGAAGTGCTCGATCTTCTCCGTTAGGACGAGCTTCTCAAACTCCTTCGTGGGAGCAGACATCGAGCCATAGCCCTGCCCGAAAGGGTTACACTCCATGCCCTCGTTCTGTAGGTCGATGATAGTCTGCGAGGAGTTCCACCTATCGTAGGCTGCCGAGCGCAGGTTGTACGACTCGATGGTGCGGAGGATGTCAGCCTTGACAAAGTCGTAGTCGATGACATTGCCCGAAGTGACCTTTACATAGCCATCAGCCACCCAGCGATCGTAGTTGATATTCTCCTTGCGTATCTTCTCCAGCATCTTCTCTTCGGGTATCCAGAAGAGTGGTACGATCTGGAACTTGTCGTTCTCGTGGAATAACAACACAAAGGCTGTGATGTCCGAGACATTCGAGAGGTCAAGACCGCCCCAGCACTCACAGCCGCGTAGCGACTCCAATGGTGTCGTGCCAACACACTGCATCCACTTCTCGTCCAGAATCCAGGTGCGCTCGGCATCAACCCAGAGGTTGAAATTCTTTGTCAGCACATTGCGCACCGCTTCGGGTCTGTTCTTGGCATCCTTGACCTGGTCGGCAAGGTACTCGGCAGAGACCGACACTCCGAGGTTGGGGTTTGACTTAATCCACATCTTCGGGTCTTCCCACTCCTCCTTCGAGTCCTGGGTATAGATGATGCCGAACAAGCTGTCATCGATATTCACTCCTCGCAGCACCTTGATAACATTGTCGCGGTAGGCATAGCAGACACCCGCCTTGTTGAAGCCTGCGGTGGTAATGATGAACATAAGCGGTTGTCGCCTCGCGCCAAATGCCGACTTAAGGACATCGAACATGCCGCTATCTTTGTGCGCATGAAACTCATCGATGATGGCACACGAGGGCGAGAGACCATCGTGTGTACCATAGTCCGAGGAGAGTGGCTTCATCGTGCCGCCCTTCAACTCGTAGGTAATGGAGTTGCGGTAAGGCGTGAGATAGTTCTTGAGATCTGTTGCCTTCACAATAGCCACCGCATCCGAGAAGCAGAGCTTCGCCTGGTCTTTGACCGTTGCTGCCGAGTAGACCTCTGGGCGCGACTCGCCATCGGCAAAGAGCATCAGTAGTCCCGTGCTCGCAGAGAGCATCGTCTTGCCATTCTTACGCGAAATCTCGATGTAGGCATAGCGAAACCTGCGTGTGCCATCAGCATTCATCCAGCCAAAGATATTCCAGATGATGAACTGCTGCCAAGGCTCAAGTTTGAAACGCTGACCTGCCCACACACCCTTGGTGTGCTTGAGCTTCTGGATGAAGTTGATGGCACGAGATGCCGCCTTGCGGTCGAAGTGCCACCCTCTGTCGAGTGCGACATCGAGGTCACGGTAGTAGCGTTCTACCGCCAGGCGTACATACTCGCACACCAGCACCTCGCCCGATATTACTTGCTGGGCGTACTCCTCGGCTGTATGTATCTTTGTCTTACTCATCTATCTCTTCAAATTCTGCGAATTCATCCTTTGGTGTGTTGTCGTTGAGTATCGCCGACACTCGGCTGCGGCTCGATGGTGTCATACCGAACTCCACAGCCAGCGATTTGGCGGCAGCGAGTGCTCCCTCCGCAACCTTGCGCTTCGGGTTGATCTGCGTAACAACACCCGTCTTGGTCATAACCTCAATGGTCACTCCTTCCTTCTCGATATCCGCCATCATGTCGTGGTAGAGAGCCATCTCGCGTGCATACGCCACGACCATATCCACGCCATAGACATCCAGGAGATTGTTGTGCATCAGCTCTGCGGCAACCACCGCAAAGACCTTCTTGGCAGTTCCTTTCAAACCGACCTTCGGGAGTTTGATAACGGTTGCACCCTGCACCGCTGGCTTATCGGTCATGCGGCAAGGCTGGTCAGTGCCACGCAGTGCCTTGATGCTATCTGGTAGTTTCTTGCGTCCTTTCATAGTTTCCTAAATTCTCCAATTCTGCACGCGTGTACAGAAGACTTGGGG